TGATTGTTGTCTATGATTTTATGTGTGTATATGGCAAAGGTAAAAGTAACTTTTTAGTTATGGGTAGTAATGACACCAAACCAATCGCACTTAGCCAATGCTATGATAACACCATAGGCTTCAACGCTGAGACCATAGCTTCACGCATCAATATCCCTGCAACATTGCAAAATGAGGTCATAAACTGGCAACGCATATCAAGGTCGAATGTTACAGGTGCTCAGGATAGCGCATACAAGATACTTAGTTGGATTGCAGATGATGGAACATACATAAACCAAAACTATCCCTACGTAAACATTGCGAATTTTAGATATGTGTTATACGATTATAATTATGATGATTTTGTGACATTTGATATTCCGATGGAATTCATTGAGGGTGGATTGATTCACATTCCTGCAGGATTAAAGAATTTAGTTGATGGCTCATTTATAACGCAAGCACAAGCGGATGATACTTCCTTTTGGACTATTGTCGGAGTAGATGGAGACGATGTTGAGGTGACTGCAAAATATGGATTTTACATTGATGAGGATTGCAAACACAACCCAGTCCATTTATATTGGCTCAATCAATTGGGTGGATGGGATAGCTACTCATTTATTAAAAAGAATGAAAGGTCTATTGATGTCGAAAAGAAACGATACAAGACTTATTTGGGTAACTATAACACGGCAGATGTAGATACTCCATTTGATACCAAAAACTATTCAAGGTCACTCAATGAGCGTGAGCCAATCACAAAGACTTTCATTAACTTAACAAGCGACTGGGTGACTGAGTCGGAGTACAAATGGATGAGAGATTTATTCTACTCAAAATCGGTGTGGATGGTGGATGATAACGTAGATGGTTACAACATCTTACCGGTGGTTGTTGAAGACACAAACTACTTGATGAGAAGGGAGCGCAATAGTCGCAAATATAACCAATCTTTGAGACTTCAATTGGCTAACGAATACGACACCATCAATATCACATCTTATGAGTATCCGTTGCCTGATCCGAATCCCTGCACAATTGTAGATTCAGTTGCGGTGGTTGCTGCAAATGGTATGGCAAATGTATCACCAACTCCAAACGAATACCCAGTTGTGTTCCAAGCGACTAATTGGGGTATCAATGGCGGTACTAAATATCAGCCTAAGATTTGGAACGTGAATGGTCAGCCATCCGATACAAATGGATTGGTTACTGGTCAAACGTACAGAGTTGAAATCACTTTGAGTGTGGCAATGAGTGGCTCATTCTATTTCTCTTTTGGTAGGTTTAGCAGTGCGCCATCGTTTAATGGATGGGATTGGGAATTGAATGGGGCATTAACCACAACGCAAGTAAATAACTTGGTGTGGAATCCTTACAATCTAAGCGGTGGCACGGGTATCTATGGAATCATTGGTAAGGCAGGATTGACATTCCCCGGATATAATGGTACAATAACAATAAATGTCTACTCAGGTAGCGGTTGCTAATTATGGAAACAGCACTAATTTTATACACGCAAGGTGACAATACACCTTACTTAGTTGACCTTTACGAGAATGAGAACATCTCTTTGAACTACTCATTTAATGACATCAAAGACCTCACACCACGTGGTAACTATTCACGCACATTTCGCATACCATTTACTGAGACCAACGCTAAAATATTTGGGTTTGTACAAGAGAATACATTTCAATTCAGTGGGTTTAATCCAAAGCGCAAAATCAATGCATCAATAACAGTTGATACCATACCAATCATAGAGGGATATGTTCAATTTAAGGCAGCCTATACAAGCAATGGGGAGGTGAGTGATTTGGAGATTGTATTCTTCGGTAACGTTGTGGACTTTTTCAAGACCATTGGAGATGCTGATTTCAAAAACTACATTGGTGCTGAATTGCAAATTGATTACGATGTAGTTTTAACCTATGATAACTTAGCCACATTAAACGCATCAAATGAAGTTTATCTTGGGTTTTCTGATAGAGGTCAAAATTGGGTAGGTGAAATCAATGAAACGGGTACACGTTCAATCTATTCAACAAATGAATCCACTGTTCCTGCGGTTGGTGAACTCACACCAATGGTGTCATCACGTTATATCTTTGACAAGATTTTTTCTTTGAGTGGTTTTCAATTCAATGATACCGATAGTGCTACATTGGTAGAGCAATTGGATAAAATGTGGATACCGTGGAGTGGTGAAGCTGGATATATTCAAACCGTTGGCAATCCTGAAACTGCTAAATTCAAATTGGAAGGAGGTGTCGATGGAGATACCATTACAAGCGCAGATTTTAGCGCAATTACTTTGGACAATGGGTTAACTTTTTATGGCGCTCCACTTTCGGCAATAACTGAAGTCTTTGACTATGGCAATAACGTAACTGGCAATCAGTACACTGCGCCTATTTCAGCACGTTATATTTTGCAAGGGAATTGTGTAGCAGAAATAGATACAGCTTTACCAATTGGATTTCAATTATTATTTGGATTAGTTCGCACGTATGCAGGACAAAAGCAATTGTATCCATATACATCGCCATTTCCTTTTTATGATGCACAAGCTGGAACAGATGAATTGAACACTCCAAAAATTGCAAGCGCTTATTCATCTTGGAGTGCAACAACCATAGCTGATAATTACATTCCAGAAGGAGCAACTATTGAGCCTTATATATTATTTGGAAGTTCTGCGATATTATCTTGGGCTGGCACAATCACTTTAAGAAATGATGCAGGTGGCTCATTCACTACTTTGTTTAAGTCCAACTCCATCACTAAACCATATTTTGGTAATCCAATTGATTGGGCGGCAAATGCGCCAATAATGAAATGCAATGAGTTTATATCATCACTTTTCAAGATGTTCAATTTGGTGGTTATTGCTGACGATATTAACCCAAGATTGTTGTCATTTATACCGATTCAAGAATATTTAGCGCAAGGCAATACCAAAGATTGGTCGAATAAAATAGACCTTTCCAAAGACATCACACTTACATCAACTGCTGACTACCAAGCGCAGCAAAATACTTGGACTTACAAGGCATCAACTGACTACATCAATAGTCTTTACAATTCGCAAGGAGACCGTATTTATGGTAGGTTATTATTGATTGATCCCGAAAACGACTTTGCAACCAAAGAACAAAAGACTGAATTGATGTTCAGTCCTACACCTTTGGCACTAATCAAAGGAACGGAATTCCCTATACCGAAATTCATCAATAATACGGGGCAATATGTCAATGCAGGTGTTAAGATATTATACCAAAGTGCTACTTCATTAACTATAAATTTATTCAACAATGATGCACAAACAATTGTATCCGAAACATTGACTCTTTTTAGCCATTATACAACAGCAATTCCATCTATTTCGGATGAAGATTTGAACTTTGGGCAGGAGATACCATTGCATCCAATTGGTTCAACACCTTGGCAAACATTATACGCACGTTATTGGAATGATTACATCGCTGACATTTACGCACCTGATGCACGAATTATTGAAGCGTTTTTTGCGTTAGACTTTGCAGACATTTATCAGTTCAAATTTAATGATAAAATCTTTATTAAAGATTCATATTGGAGGATTCTTGAAATCAGCGACTATGTGGTAGGTATGCAGGACACGGTTAAGGTGCGACTGATTAAAATGGTAAGCGCAACTCCCGATTGTTTATTGCATCCAGGCCCTACAATTAACGTAGATGGTAGCGTTCCTTTCTTAGATAGCAATGATGATGCTGCGGCTGCAACAGAAGCGTGTTGTGATAAGTATGGTTATTTTTGGGTGAACTCTGATTGCTTTGCTATTTTAAGAGATGGCAAGGGTTCAGGTGGTAAAGAGCCATCAATATTGAATGATACAAGTACACCTACATCAGACGTTAACAACTCAAAGAATGGATTGATACAAGTCAATAATTCAGTAGTTAAAGAAGGTAATGATAGGTCTATTGTGATAAGTGATACAAGCTATCTCGGTTCAAATAATAACGGCTCATTTGTCAGTGGAAATAGAAACTATGTAGAGGATGGATTGGGTAGTGTTACCGTACTTGGCGATTCAGCAAATACAATTAACCGAGAGGTGACCATTGGTAGCGGTGGAACGTATGCAGGTGAATACCAAAGCGGTATGATTCAACTGTTGGGTAGTGGGGATTTCACCAATGATACCACACCAATAACATTAACCAATTTTGGTAACTACATAACAATGCCAGATGACTGCGTGTGGTATGCAAAATTGATGCTAACTATTGGACAAATAAGCGCAGGAATAGACGGCAATGGAGTAGTAGAATTCAACTTGCATTTAGCCACAAGCGCAGGGGTGTTATCCGTGAAAGATGCAATCATTGTGAGCGAAAATCTTGAAACATTTAGCGGCAATTTTCAATTTGATGTGGACATTATCGGACTAACTTTTGCACCACGTTTGCTATTAAAAAATGATACCTATCCGCAAGACAATATTTTTGTTGGAGGTCAAATAATTTACAATCAATATCACTATGAATAATCCACAGCAGACATTCAAGAACATTTGCGAAATGCAAAAGATGGGCATCAAGTCAAGCCATCCATCAAGCGAAAATAAGTTACCAAATTGGCTCACAAAAAGCATCAATTATACCATTGTTGCTACTTTAATTGTAGGCACTATTTATTTAATTAAACTTATTTGCAATGGCTGATAATAAAGTTGTTTTAGAATTTGAACTGCAAGGTAACGCAACCGAAAAGACGCAGTCATTAAGGGCGCAAATGCGTCAATTGCGGGAAGAACTGGCAAAGCTACCGGAAGGCACTGCTGAATATAACAAGGTGCAAAGACAGTTGGGGGAACTGACTGATAAAGTAGGTGATTTAAGTAGGTCGGTAAACACGTTAGCAGGTGATCCATTGGAGAGATTGAACAACTCCTTTGGAATGATTGGCTCATCCATTCTTTCTTTGGACTTTGGCGCAGCACAAACTGGATTGCAAGGGGTAACCAGTGCCATTAAAGATTTCAAATTTGGAGACCTCACAAAAGCTGCGAAAGGATTTGGAAGCACGATGATGGATTTGGGTAAGGCATTACTTACCAACCCAATCTTTTTAATTGGTGGAATCATTGCTTTAATCGTTGCAAATTTTGAAGCATTAACAGAGGCAGGTGGATTGGTTGGAAAGATGTTTGGATTTCTGAAAACAACCATTGATTCAGTTACGCAAGGTCTTGTAGATTTTATGGACTGGATAGGGTTAACTGATTCCAAAGCGGGTGAACGTGCTGAGAACGAAAAGAAAAGAGCAGAGGAACAAAAGAAGTTGAAAGATGAGGAACTTAAAAAGGCTAAAGAAGTTGAAGAACAAAAAGAAAAGTTAGCAAAAGAGGCAGCAGAAAAAGAGGCTGCGAGAATGCAGAAAATTAGAGACGACCAAAAGTCATTAACGGATTTTTTATTAGGTGAAAATGAAAAGCGTTATCAAAATCTTTTAACCAATCGTGAAAAAGAACTTCGTCAACTTCAATTGGATTATGAGCAAAAGAAAAAACTTGCACACGGTGACAAAGAACTTTTAGTTGCATTAGATAATGAGTTAAATGCCCAAAGATTAGCAATAGAATCAAAATATTTTACTGCGTCAAAAGAGATTAAAACTGCATCAGTACAAGAAGATACAAAAATAAAATCTGATGGATTAAGGTCTACTATTCAATTTGCAACTGACGAAGAACTGGTTTTAGAAGAAAGTGCAAATACTCAAAGAGAAATTGAAAGTAGTTTGTACGAACATCGTAATATGTTGGCGCAAGCATCATTGGGCGCATTGGGTTCATTAGCTGATGCGTTAACTGCGAATGGTGTATTGAATGCTAAACAATCTTTCAAGGTCAATAAATCTTTGCAATTAGCACAAGCAGGAATGAGCGCAGTGCAAGCAGTACAATCAGTTTTAGCAGATCCAACTTTGGTAGGGCCTGCACGTTTTATAGCTGCTGCTGCTGCTGGTATTACAGGTGCGGCGAATGTCGCTAAAATTGCAGCAATGAAATTTAATCCAGGCACATCAACAACTCCAAACACAAATACAAATCTTGGTGGGGGTGGTATGGGTGCAGGTGGTGGATCAACATCTGCTCCAGCACTTGACCTTTCTTTCCTAAACAACGGACAAACCAAAGCACAACCGATTCAAAGTTACGTTTTAGCTACTAATGTGACAAGCGCTCAAGACGCACAACAGAAGATTTTAGACCAATCAAAACTAATAAAATAAAATGAAAGAAGAAGAAGTAAAAGTCATTGAGTATACCATTGATGATAGTGGATACCTTGGAGTACACGCAATGTCATTGGTAGAAAATCCCGCTATTGAAGTGGATTTTGTAGCACTATCTAAAACACGCAAAGTACAACAAGCTGCGGTTGAAGAAGGCGAAAGAAAAATGGTATATGGTGCGGTGATGCTACCTGAACAATTGATATACCGAGTTGATACCGCAGGTCGTGAGTATTATTGCAAATATTCAAAGGAGACAATCAATAAGATAGCGCAGGAATATCTTAAAAGGAATATGCATCACAACTCAAATCTTGAACACGAGATACCAGTTGCAGGATGCACCGTTGTTGAGTCTTGGATAACAGAAGGTCAATTTGATAAAAGTCAAAACTTTGGTTTCTCCTTTCCGGAAGGAACGTGGTGCATAGGTATGAAGATAGATAACGACGAAGTGTGGGCATCAATTAAGCAAGGCGATGTCAAAGGCTTTTCATTGGAAGGATTCTTTACTGAGATATCAGACGAATATATGACTCAACAAGAGATAGAAAAGATAATGAAGGAACTCGAAAACGAGTTAAGCGGTTTGTAAGATTACACCAGTGCAGGTGTATGTTTACCCGACAAAAAAGCCCTCCACGTTTGGAGGGCTTCTTTGTTGAAACAACTAAACAAAACTTAAACGAAAACTATGCTGGAACAAAAGTAGTGTTTTTGCTACTTATGATTAGAAAAAATAAAATATAGATATGAACAAGGTAACAGAAATTGTTTCTAAGTACGCAGATAGATTGAAAGCATTCGGCATTCAATTGTCAGCCGAAGGAGAAATAACAAAGGAGCAACAGATGGCAATGGCCATTCTTGCAGATGGCACTGAGGTATATTCTCCAGATGCTGAATTCGCTGTTGGTAGCGAGTTATTCGTAATGGATGCAGAAGGCAACCCAATGCCAGCACCTGATGGAGAACACACAACTGCCGAAGGTAAAATGATTGTAGTTAGCGGTGGAGTAATCGCTGAAATCAAAGAACCAATGGAAGAAGAACCAAAGGTTGAAATCGAAATTGAAAAGGAAGAACAAGCTGCTTTCGATGGAGTAAGTAGAGAGGAATTTGAAAGCACAATCAATTCATTGGTTGAAGCATTCGAGGCAAAGATTGCAACATTGAACGCTGAGAAAGAGACTCTTTCTGCAACCATTCAAAAGATGTCAAAGCAGCCAGCTACCGATTCAGTTAAGAAATCAGTTTCAGTTGCACAATCTGCACCAATTGACTTGGCGAAAATGGATTCTAAAAACAGAATCTTCTCAATCATAAACAAATACAAATAAAAAATAAAAAAAGAAAAAAATGGCTTCAAGTTTAGAGATCAACAATTCAACCTACGCAGGTGAATTAGCGTTGCCATACATCAACGCAGCCATCCTATCAGGAGATACTTTGGCGAAAAATTATGTAACACTTAAGGAAGGTGTAAAGTACAAGGCAGTGATGAAGAAGTTGTCAAATGCGGCATCTTTGGTACAAGCTGCATCTTGCGACTTTTCACAAGCTGGAGACTTGCAATTGAATGAGTCAGTTTTGACTGTATCAGATTTGAAGGTAAACTTGGAATTGTGCAAAGCTGAATTTGCACGTGACTGGGAAGCTGCTGCAACTGGCCGTGGATTCATCAATGATGTAGTTCCTGCTAATTTCTCTGACTTTTTGATTGGTTATGCTGCTGCTAAAGTTGCTGAGAATATCGAATTTACAATTTGGCAAGGTACTTCAGGTGCTGGAACTTATCCTGCATTTGATGGATTTGAAGAAATTGTTGATGTAAATTCTACTTACTACCGTTCAGGATGGTCTGAAGGTGCTGGAACAATGACTGTTGCAACTATTATCGCTAACTTGAATCAAGTAATTGACAATTTGCCAGTTGCTTTGATTGGTTCACCTGATACTAAATTGTACATGAATCGCCAGTCTGCTCAGTTCTATCGCCAAGCGGTTGCTGCTGAAGGTTACTTGCAACAATTCCAAGCGTCTTCAGATTTCAATTTGCAGTTTAACGGATATGATATTTATGTATGTCCGGGTATCAGCAACGGAACTGTAATTGCTGCTCAACCTTCTAACTTGTTTGTAGGTGTAGATGCTAACTCTGATTTCGCTGAAGTACGAGTTGTAGATATGACTTTGACTGATGCATCCGATAACGTTCGTATGGCTATGAGATTCCGTGTAGGAGTCCAAGTAGGTGTATTGGGTGACGTTGTTTATTGCTACAACGACTAATAAAAACCACAAGTAAAGGGGAAGGTGGTTAGGTCTGCCTTCCCTTTATTTTAACTAACTAAAAATATAAAATTATGGCTTGTGAATTAACCGCAGGATTTCAATTAGATTGTAAAGATACAATCGGAGGAATCAAAGCAATCTACTTGCAACAACACGCTGACTTTTTGAGTGGTGTAACTGCTGATGCAGGGACTGAAGAAATTGACGCATTGCCTACTGCATCCATCTACAAATACATTTGCCCAAAGCATACTGGTAGCTTTAGCGAAGAAGTGGCTTCAAGTGTTGAAAATGGAACAATCTTCTATACACAAACGGTAACCGCTACATTCTTTAAGTTGACTGCACCACGCAGAAAGCAATTGGATTTACTTGGCAAAAATCGTTTGGTTGTTTTTGTACAAGATAACAACGACAACATTTGGATGGTAGGTAGAATGGATGGTGCTGAAGTAACTGCTGCCACAACTGCTACTGGAGTTGCTAAAGGTGATTTGAATGGCTACACCATTACATTGACTGCTGAAGAAAAATCAAAGGCTTACCGATTGGAATCTTATAGCAATGATCCTTTCGATAACTTCGCAGGTATCACCGTTGTCGCACCAACTATTTAATTTATATTTGTAAGTAAATGAATTACTTGCAAACCAATACTGCCTCGCAAACCCTTCTTCTTTCATTAGAGGAAGGGGTTTTGCTTTTACCTCCGTTTACGGATTACTTACTTGTGATTCAAAATGAAATCACATTACAACTATTTGCGGTTATTCCTATTTTAATAGATAGCAATGAGCGAATAACTACTTTGAGCGTTAGCACTGATACAGATGAGCCTGAAGAAGGATGCGTTTTAATCACTCAAAGTGGTCGTTACAATTATATTATTTATGGTCAAAATTCAAGTACTAACTTAGATCCTGAGGATGCTGTTGTAGTTGGAGAATTGAAGCGTGGATTCATTGAATTCACTGCGCTAACTGAATACTTTGACCAACCAAACCTAACAATCCCAAATGATATTGAATACAATGGCTAACATTGACGAAATAAAGCAACGCATTGGAGCAACTCAAATAGAGATGTCCAAATATGTGAAGATTGATCCCATTGAGAAAGAAGATAGAAAGGGATGGGTTAACTATGGAGAAGGTAATGCCTTCCCACAATACTTGATTGAACTTTACAATGAATCACCCATCCACGGATCAATTGTGAACTCAATAAGTCAAATGATTGCAGGTCAAGGAATACTTGGGGGTAATGATACCGCCAATGCGTATTTAAGTGGCCTTAAAATCGATTCAATCGTACCGCACATATCAAGAGACCTCAAACTATTTGGAGGTTACTATTTGGAGGTCATTTGGTCAATGGATAGAACAACCATAGCGCAGGTTAACCACTTACCTTTTGAAAATTGCCGTTTAGCTTGTAGCGATGAGAATGATGATTTGATTGGTGTATGGTATTCGAGAGATTGGAGTGATATGAGGAAAAAGAAAAATACACCTCATTTCATTCCGATGTTTGACCAAGAAACAAAAGATGCATTGCCTAAGCAAGTCATTTTTGTACACACGTTAAAGATGGGTAGTGAATATTACCCGAAACCTGATTACATTGGCAGTGTTAACTACATTGAATTAACTCGCCAAATTGGAGAATACCACGTTAACAATATTCTAAACGGATTCTTTCCTTCATTGATTGCATCTTTCAACAATGGCATCCCATCTTTGGAAGAACAGCATTTAATTAAGAATCAGTTACAGATGTCCATTCAAGGTGCTGAAAATGCTGGTAAGGTATTGACATTTTTCAATGAGGAAAGAGATAGGGGAGTTGAGTTCACAGCATTTCCAATTAGCGATGCAGACAAACAATATCAGTTTTTAAGTGAGGAATGCACAAAGCAAATTATGATTGCACACCGTGTGACATCTCCTTTGTTATTTGGTGTAAGAGATGGCGGTGGATTGGGTTCAAATACCGATGAAATGAGAACTGCTCTATTTATATTTCAGCGTCAAGTAATTGAACCATTCCAAAGACTTATTGAAGATGGAATTTCTATAATTTGTCAGGCATCCAATGTAGTTGCAACTCCAAAAATTATTTCAAATGAGATTTTGGAAGTACAACCAGTTGAAGCGCAGCAATCAGCATTAAAAAAAAAAGTTGAGTTAGAAAGCTACGAGCCTACCGATGAGATGGCAGGTGAAGCTGAGTTAGGATTAAAGTGGAGAGAGGAATATGGCAGAGGTGGAACGGAAGTAGGAGTAGCACGTGCGAGAGATATCAGCAATAAGCGCAATTTGTCTTTTGACACAGTGCAAAGAATGAATAGTTACTTTTCACGTCACGAAGTAGACAAAGAGGCAACTGGATGGAATCAAGGAGAGGATGGATTTCCAACTGCTGGTAGAATAGCTTGGCAATTGTGGGGTGGAGACGCAGGAAGAGATTGGGCGAAGCGCATTGTAGAGCGTGTAAATATTGAGCAGTCAGCACACGAATTAGATGCCATTGCAGAAGAACTTATCAAACTTGGCGAAGATGCAAACGAAGACTGGATTTTGATTGATGAATACGATGTTGACTATGATGAGGATGATGCAGAGAATGAAGCAATATCACACATCTTTGATGCAGTCGAAGTTCATCAAGTAAGCACTGGAACGGCAAGACCAAACGCAGTAAGTGACCAAGATGCTACTATCGATGAACGTAAGTATTACACACGTTACAGATACAGCGGTAGAATCACAGATGTCACACGACCTTTTTGTACTAAAATGCTACAAGCTGACAAGCTATATCGCAAAGAAGATATAATGGCAATGAACAATAGGGCAGTTAACCCAGGATGGGGGCCAAATGGTGCTGATACTTATAGCTGTTGGTTGTATAAAGGTGGCGGTAATTGCCATCACATTTGGAAAAAGCAATTATACATAAGTGCTAAAGGATTTGGATTGGATTTGAATAGTCCAAATGTCCGCACTCAGGCTTGGACAAGAGCCGAGAAAGCTGGGTACAAAATTCGCAATAATTATTTGGTAGAAAAGAGACCTATTGATATGCCATACAATGGGTTTTTACCAACCAATCCACGTTTCGGTAACAAATAAAAATTAAAGAAATGCCAATACCACAAGAGATACTTTTAATCAACGAGGACTACATCAAGAAATTTACTCCATTAACCGATGCAGTTGATCCCAATCTTATTAGACCTGCCATTTACTTGGCGCAGGATAAGTATTTGACCAACTTTTTGGGGACAAATTTGACGGTAAGATTGAAGGATGATGTAGCGAATTCTACTTTGTCAGGTGACTATGAGACATTGCTCAATGAGTATGTCTTGAAGGTTGTGTTGTGGTGGACAATGGTTGAACTTTATCCATCATTATTGTACAAACACGACAACGGTAACTTGGTGAGCAGACAAAGTGAGGATACCACTCCAGTAACTAAGTTCGAGATGGAATCACTCAAAGAAGCTGCACGTCAAAATGCGAGATGGTATACAAAAAGAATGGTAGACTATTTGTGTTTTAATTCAACTTTATTTCCCGAGTACACGAACAACACAGACAACAACATCTTCCCTGACCGCAACCCATACGGAAAGAGCAATTTTCTCATATCTAATTCATTCAGACAATGCAGAACAAGAATCAATCTCCAAGACTTTCTCCCCCCATCGTATTGAAGCGAAGGGAATATGAAAAGTTATTGAAGCAGTATCTAAAAAAACAAGAGAAAAGATGAAAGTAAAGTTGTGGCTATTGGGTATTGCAACGGTGTTTCTACCAATCAAAGAACTTATGATAACCATTGGTTTTTTGGTTGCGATGGATATGGTTGTTGGAATTTGGAAAGCTATTAAGTTAGGTCAGCGCATCCGTTCACGCAGAATGAGTGATACAATCACAAAATTGATGTTGTACCAAATTGCTATTGTGAGTGGATTCCTAATTGAGCAGTATGTGATTGAGCAACTTATCCCCATTACAAAGTTGATAGCTACCATAGTTGCAATCATTGAATTCAAGTCAATCATTGAAAGTATTGAGGCTGTTACTGGTAAAGATTTGTGGAGTAAGATAAAGGCAATCATAGGTAGAAAGAGTGAAGATTTAACCGATGCAATGACAGATGGACAAGGTAAGTAAGTACGTAAGCTATTTTGAGGTAACCCACAGCAATCAAGCGAAAGCGTTGAAGATTGGCAATGTACCAAACGCTGAACAATTGGCTAACTTAAAGCTCGTTTGCACCAATATATTCGATAAGGTGCGAGAGCATTTTGGAAAGCCAATTGGAATCTCATCTGCCTACAGAAGCTATGAATTAAATCAACGTATAGGTGGTTCAAAAAGTTCACAGCATATGGAGGGAAAAGCGATTGATGTGGATGGCGATATTCACGGTGGCATAAATAACAAAGATTTATTTGACTGGATACGAAAGAATTGTATATTTGACCAACTGATTTGGGAATTTGGAAGTGAGAACGCACCATCTTGGGTACACGTAAGTTACAACAAAGAAGGGAACAGAGGTCAAGTGTTACGTGCGGTCAAGAGTGGTGGTAGAACTGTTTACCAACCATTCTAAAAATAACATATGCCAGAAAGTCAAAAGACAAAAATCGCAAGAGAATTGCGTGAGCGTTTTCCCGACACACCAACTTTAACGTTGGCCAAGAAATTAAGCAAAGAACATTTTGAAACCTTCTTGGGTGTTGAAGATGCAAGAGATTCACTCCGTTATATTGAAGGGAAAAGAGGTAAACAAAAGCCGAAAGATAAATCTTTGGTAAGAGATAAAGAAAGACCTCGCAATCCTTTCAAGTTGCCAAAGTCATATGCTAAAATGAGAAAGCATATTGAGGTTAAAGGCAAAAAGATTTTAATCTTATCGGACATTCATATCCCATATCACGATATCGCTGCGTTATCCACCGCTATCCAGTGTGGCATTGACGAAGGAGTGGACACAGTTATATTAAATGGTGATGCATTAGATTGTCACGAATTAAGCGACTTTGTAAAAGATCCAAAGAAAAGAAAATTCAAGGAGGAACTTTATGCAATGCGAACCTTTGTTTATGAGTTGCGTCAAACTTTTCCCAACGCTGAAATCATTTACAAGGAAGGCAACCACGAAGAACGTTACTGGAGATTTATGAGGGTTAAATCACCCGAACTTTTTGATATTGATGCATTTGATTTCGCAAGTCTTTGTCATTTGGATAAGTACGACATTAAATTTATTCAAGGTAAAAACAAAATAAATATCGGTGGATTGTCATTATTTCACGGTCACGAATTCGGAAAGCAATTTATGCCATCTGTAAACGTTGCACGTGGGTTGTTCTTAAAGACAAAAGCAAACGCAATGTGCGGACATCATCACCAAACTGCTGAACATACAGAAAGGGATATTAATGGGAAAGTGATAACGTGTTGGGGTGTAGCTTGTTTGAGTGAGTTGTCTCCGGACTATAACCCCTATTCAAAATACAACCACGGATTTGCCATAATAACCAGAGGAAATGGAAAAGAATTTAACGTTAAAAATTATCGCATTAACTGCGGGGTTATTTATTAGTTTTTACGCATGGAATTCTTGGAAAAATTCATGCAATAAAACTGAGGTACAATATGTACCCTACTCGGATACAATTGTTGTATTAAAAGCAAGAGTTGATACGCTGAAATTGGAACGCATTAAATTAAAGACGATATATGAAAAGGACATTGATACTATCTATCTTATGGATACTACTGCCATTGATAGCGCATACACAAAATCAATTCAGCGACTCATTGAATTGGAGAAAGCTGGATTCTTTACGAACTGAAAGACGATTGGTTGTGTTGGGTGTACGTTCACTTGATTACTATATTGAACTCAATTCTAATTTAAGTAAGGAGAATCAGTCACTAACTAAGATGAATGCGGTTAATGTGGCTTATATCGAACAATTAGAGGGATTAAATGAGGGATTAAGTGAGGAATTAAATGAGGGATTAAGAGCAAAAAAAAAGTGGCGCAATGCCACTCTTTTAATTGTTGGTGCTAATGTCCTTATTTTGACATCAATCTTTTTAAGTAGATAGCAAAATCAAGAGCCTCTTCATAAGCGTGTTGCATCCATTCCTTTTCGGATAGATTCGCCTTATCTACGGTTGTGCCGTACTTCATTCGCCCCATTTTCTCCCTTGAGATTAGATCAGTGATGACCTCTTTGTAGACATCGGACTGGCAGTTATCAAAATCGTGGGTGATATTCATAATTTAACTTGCAATTTAGGTTGTGTTTCTTGTTGTGTGCGGATATATTCCGTTAGTTCGGGTAACATCCAGTATCCATATTCCGCCAAAACTGCTGTAAATTCAGACATTTGGCGAGTTATATCTGGCAGCAATGCACCATCCGCATCCCATAACGCGGTTATTGTCTTGCCGTGTTCACGTTGGATGGACTCATTTAAGCGTTTCAATAGCATTTTTGTTTGGTGGTTGTAAAACCATTTAATATCCTCACATTCGTCACCTGCGTAGATGGATGCCTGCAACCACATAAGTAGGTTTAACACCTTGATTTTTTCAAGTTCATCCTGAGTAATTTCCGTTTTCATTTTATTTGTTTTTAGTTGTGTACCAATACATATCGCACTCATCATTTTTGATTGGAGGCTCAACAAAATATGCTTGATAAAATTCATCTTCTTTTGCTGTGTATCTGTAGCAATTTTGCTTCATTGGGCAATTCGTGCCCTTACATTTTGTGATGTCTGCCATAGTTCAAATGTATTAAGCGAATGCGTATTTACCAAAATTCTTTTTTAATTCATAGAATGCCCTCATCATAATTGCATCAGCAAAGTCGGGAGAGATTCCGTGCCTCTTTTTCAAATCTTCCTTATTGGTCACACGCAACTTTCCATCACTATCTATCTTTTCACGTCTAATCATCTCCAATTCTTTGACAATGGTGTCCTTGTAAGTTGACTCAAATGTGATTGCGTTACTGGATATCAATTCGCCAAGTTTGAAATAGCAGTCGCATTTCAAATTCATATAATTATCTCGCACCGCTTTTGATCCATTAAGAAATCCTTTGCACCTAATAAAGTCAACCACTCCACCACCTATTCCATCCTCATCTACGAGTACGTTAGATAATCTTACGGAGTGATTTTTAATCAGGTCATTGATGGTATCCACAACCTCGTTAATAGGCTTGTGTTTTAAGACAACAAACTTTTCAGCGTGTAAGTTATTCCACACCACAATGACTGTCCTATCATCTCCCATTCGTGCGATGTCGGCAGTAATAAACTTATCTCCCAATGTGGTTGAAGGTCTGAAGCATCGCAGTAAATCATCGTATTCGTAAAGTCTATCCTTTGTCTCGTCATAATCCCAATCCCCCTCAAGTAATCTTTTGCGGTCAATATCGGGAAGCATCTGCAATGATTCGATATACACGGGTGAAATGTGTGGGTTATCCGTTGGTAGAGCTTGAATGAATCTTCTATCCTTTCGGATTGAGCCATTACGCTGCGCATCAAAGAACTCTCTATACAACCATCCTTTGTGGGGATTGCAGGTGAGCAATCCTTTTGGATTGTCATTTATTAGCTTGTATCTCACACGTGAATTTAAGATATTGATACACTTTTCAGTTACCTCACTTGCCTCATCCACAAAGTAGTCTGTAATTTCAAGCGAACCAAAGCGACCAAAGTCGGGATCACTTGGCATATCCGCCAAATCCATCAAGATTATTTGTGAGCCATTGTACCAATTGATTACGTGGTCTTGACCATTATAGGTGAAATGTTTTCCTGCAATGAGATTATACTTGGTGCAAAGTTCAAAGAACGTAGCGAGTGTGGATAGTCGCAACTTTTTAAGTTCAGCACGGCCTATTAAACCACGTGTACCCGGATACTTTAACCGTCTTTTAATTTGCCAATCACACCCAAGAAACGATTTTCCACTACCTGCTGAACCGCCATACAATAATTGACGGCAATCATTATCAATTGCAAGATAGGAGAGAGCCTCTTTTTGCTTATCGTGGAATTGTATCATAGTGCATTTGGTTTATTACTTTGAAAATCTCATATGCTACTTGCGGCACTATTGCGTTACCATATCCTTTGATACTTTCTTTTCGCCACTTTGAAAAGGTAATTCCGTCCAATTGGTTGGGAATCCCATCATCTCCGCCACAAATCGGGGATTCAGTTGGGAAGGAGTGCCAGTTATTTTTTCTCCCTCTTGTTCCTGAGGTATTGGTAGCAATCCCTTGTCCATCATTCTCGTCAAAGTCATTGAGTGCATTGATCCCTCCTTCACTTGTGTTGACTTCATTGATGCACTTGCATTGGTGCTGTCGAAAGTTGTCGGAGTTGGTAGCATTCCCATTGCCGCCATTTGTTTCAATGGATTCTGTAAATTTACACCTTTTGCTGCGTGTCTTGCTTTCGCATTGTTCCAAGTTTCTTCCTTTCGTGGTGTATTGTAGTCGAATGCGTTCGGAGTTGGTAGCAGAATTCCCCCCTTGTATTTTGCAAGAGTCGTTAATGTTACATCTCCCCGATTCTCCACTTTGTCTATGACAGTTTTCATATTTCGCCGCTCTATTGATTCGCTTGCTCTCGGAGTTGGTAGCAATGAACCACACTCTATCTCTTCTGTGTGGCGCACCGACGGCACAAGCTGGCAATAGTATCGGTTGTACTTCGTACCCACTATTTTCCAAGTCAGCGCACACTTCTTCGAAGACCACTCCCCCGTTCCAATTAGTAAGTCCACGAACGTTTTCGCCCACAACGTAGGATGGCTCAATCTCTTGAATTGCTCTGAGCATATGCGGCCAGAGGTGTCGCTCATCCTCTTTCCCAAGTCTTTTACCTGCACTTGAGTAGGGTTGGCAGGGGAATCCACCGGTGAGGATGTCAATTGATCCTCGGTGAAGAGTGAAATCTGTTTTTGTGATGTCTTCATAACTTAATGATTTTGGAAAATGATACTTTAATACTTGGCGTGGGAATGGCATCCATTCGCAATGAAAGATGTTATCCCATCCCATCCATTCGGCAGCTAAATCAAACCCACCTATTCCGCTAAATAATGAGCCGTGCGTCATAAGCCATCCTTTATTTTTTGTTGCAGGATATGGCTATCCATAATGTCTGAGTAAATGAGCCTTGATAATTCACATTGATAATCATCTTTGAACTTTTGCCTACTCAATTTGTCCAATCTTTTAGCTTTGTAAGCACTGATAGCCTGAGCGTCTAAGGTCTTTTTGTATGCCATAAATTGCCATTTCTTCCAATCATCATCACTCCACATTTCATCACGGATAACTTTCTTATCATAAAATGTGCGAACCTTCATAGGTGCTAACATCAGGACAAAGTCTCTTTTGTTTTCTCTCCATAACCTGATGTCCTCATTGAATGTCTCTGTCCAATCAACTGGCTCATCCGTTGTGTTAGATGGCAATTCAATCTTTGCTTTCTTTTTGTCAATAGCCAAGTTGGTCTTCATCTTAAAGTCATTGTACGATTTCAGGATATCTGATAAGAATGCAACCGACATCATATTAAATGATTCGATTCTTTGCCATTCTTGACCTACTGCATTAAGCTGGAACGCAAGAGCCATCTCTCCAGTTGTGAGATATGGGTAGTGCGTCTGCATAGTCACATACAGAAGATTCGTTTCCTCATCTGATGGCAAATTCTTGATGCCATATAGAACAATTCCATAAGCAATGGATTGCTTGAAAATTGAGAGCGTAATATCGCAAATGCGTGGCGATTCAAGACTTGTGATGAATGCCTTTTCGTTATGAGTTAACCCACTGTTGTAGGCTGTCTCTTTGAATTCTACCAATTGTGTCATTGTGGTTATTTTTAGTTGTTACAAATTTACTTAAATCCCAAGCTGAGCGAACCGCAGCTTTCCAATCTTTCATTTTATTTTTACCGTACTTCCATCCAGTATTCGTATAATGCGATATGAAGACATCTGCAAAATGAAGCGCATCTTCCGAGTTAGCATTGGGCATTCTTTCCAGAAAGTAGTCGGCCACATCTTCAAGTGATGGCGCAGTGAAACGACATTCTTTCGATTTTGTTAGTTGACTTTCCAACTGGCTCACTCTCTCTCTTAACGAGTGAACCTCTAAGATTAAAGTATTGATGTCCATTGTTTAGCATTAGTTTAGTTGTTGTGCAATTATAACCATTTTTCTCAAATGCCAAGATAAAATCATTGACCAAGAATTTGAATTGAGCATCTGTGGTGTACAGATTACAGCATTTTTTTACTGAGTGAATCACCGTTGCATGATCTATGCCATATGAATCACCAATACATTTGAGCGTTTTGTTATACTCGGTAAAGTAAGTGAATGCAATACAGATAGCACGTGCGTCAACAACTGCTCTTTTGCGTGTGCGACTTTTTATTTGAGTCTCATTGACATCCATAAGTTCACTGCACGTTTGAAAAAGAATCTCATCTACCTTCTTCATACTTTCGATATGCTCAAGGTCTTTTGTTGTTGTCACAATCAATTCACGTAGTTCAGCAAGTTGCTTTTCAATTTCGGTTATTGCGTTTAATATCATCTCATTCATCTTGACCTCCGTAATTTTCTCCGAACTTTTCTCCGTAATAAATACAAGCATTGAATCTTGCACTCAACTCATCATTGATATTGTCCATTTTTGTGCCTTCCATAAATGATTCAACAATCTGCTCACGTTCCATTTGTAGTGCTTCTTGAAATGTTTCATAAATTAAATCTAAATGAAGACTTAAAGAGCGTTCATTTTTTGTACATTCCAGTTCTGATAATTCAATTTCTAACCATTGAACTGCTGTCATTTTACTCATAGTTATAAATCTTTAAAGTTATTTGTAAATACTGCAAAATATGCCATAATTCCACCAATACAAAGAAGAAAACAGAATCCACCAGGCCATATTCCTGTTTGTTCTTCATACCATTGAGTGAATATTGGTAATAACAATGCACTAATCAATGTGCATATAAACATGATGTAAATTTTTGTTTCTTTTTTCATACCAAATCATTTAAGTTAATTGTTTTCATAGTTGTTTAGTTTTTTGTAAAAAATCAATGGCTTTATTTGTTGCATCTAATTCATTGATAAAATGTTGAGTAACATCTTTTATAGAATTTCCAATTAATAAATTGTGAACGTATTCAGAAGTGAACGTATTTAGTTGCTTTATATGATTTCTAATATTTCCCAAAGTTGTTAGTGCTAACATAACTATATCTTTATTGGCTTGATACCCAATTATAACAGATGATAGTAATTCTTCAGAAATTTCTACACAATAATAACCATCATTATTTATTATGAATTTAAAAGCATATATACTATTATTATTTCCGACATCTGCTTGTGATGTTATATGAACATCTTTACTTATTGTAAAAGTTGGATGAAAATATATATTGTCATCATCTAGTCCTTTGGCTTCTATGATACAATAATTATCTAAGTGCTTATACTTAGCCAATAATTCATTCCATTTTTTATTTTTTTTCTCTTGATTTGTCATTTTTAATGCTGTTTTCATAGTTATTTAGTTTTTATTTTAACGCTCGCAGTATTTAACGCATTCGTGTTCGTTTTCGTTTTCCGCTACCGCCAATGAAATCAATTCGCATTTGTCCACGTTTATCATTTTAGATAACTTATCAATGTGATGGATACTCATTGTGATTGGGTACGTTTCGTATTTCCTGCCAGTTGGCCAAGTCACTCCCATTGCCTTTGCAAATTCGTAGGTAGATGGGTAGTGTGTTCTTATTAAAGTTCTAAATTTCATTTCTTTATATTTTACCAGTGAATAATACTTTTAATCTTTGGACAATTCCAAGCGTTGGTTTTTTGCGATGTGTTACCTTTCTTGGCTCAACCTTAATTACTTTTTTCGGATCAACCTTAACTTTTGTTTTAGTAAACAAAGTTGGTTGTGATGGATTGTTTTTATGCCTATAATATTCCGATTGCATTTTTTTATACTTCAAAAATCTATCCTCGTGGATTCTTTCCATACCTCTCCAATAACCATCTTTTTTCCAAATAATACCAGCTTGTTGCATAAAGACAAAACATTGTTTACCCATCTTATGTGCATAAGCTGCATCATTCATATTGTTATAATTCCTTGAATTCAAATCTTTGCACAGTGCATTGATTCTCTCTTTTGACATTCTTTTACGTTGCATAATTTTTTCTTAAATAGTTAAATAAATCTTTGGGACTTTCAAACGTGATGTCCCCCCCTAAAAAGGGAGGTCATCAGCGTTATTCATTTTGCCATCAACAATCGCATCTTTGTACGGATTTTCGCCTGTGGTTAAATAGATTTCAAATGCCTGAGCAGTGGCGCATATCACACCAATCTGTTGGTTGATAGCTTCACCTTCGCCTTTGTGCAAATCAACTGCTGCTTTCAATGCCACAGCACGTGCGATGTCAGCAGACTTATCTTCTTTGACAAATGACTTTGCAGCACCTCCACCATTCCACGCAGGTTTTTCATCCTTCGCCCATTTGATGTTCCAATACTTTCCATTTTGCGTGTATTCGTAACTTTTCTCATCCCCAACTTTGAAGGGAGGATCCTGAGTCTTGGCAAAGCAACCGCCAACGTCTCCGTTTTCCATTTCGACTTCGAACTTAAAAAGTTCTTTCCACGTGCCATTGTTCTGAATGGACTTGATTCTACTTGTTTTCATTTTATTTTGGTTTTTAATTATTTCTTGATATTTTTTTTCTAAATCTGTTTCAAAGTCAATGTGCATCATCACACCTCTATAAGCAACTGTGATGAGTCTACCTTGACTGAATTCATACTCTTGCCGTTTACGTTCACGATATGAAAGCGGTTTGCCAGTTTTGAATTCATCCCAATATTCCCAAGTCATCTTCTATACGTTTTTTCTTTTAGGAGTGCCTCCATCCTCTCAAATGGTTTGCGTGGAGATGAGTCTGCAATGTGCTGAGCAATCGCATTGAAATCAAGTTGCTCACTTGGTAGACTGGATGACATCACACAAATGTACTTGCGTGGGTATGTTAGATCAAATCTTTTCATAACTGATTTGGCTATTTAGTTTTTCAATCAATTCTTTTGCCTCATCTATATTGATGCAGTAATCAACTTTTGATAATTTGTAATTATCATTTTGACGAGCCTCAATCCAATTGCTTAACAATGCTTCCATTGCCATTGATTCCTTGTGACTGAGAACAAATACTGCTGAACTCAATGGATTTCTATCCGATTCGAATTGAGACAAATTAGTCGCATACAATTGGACTTTTTTATATTGCAATCTCATATTAGATAATTTGAAAGATGAAGATTTCAGTTGCGCAAGGGCCTTGATTGCCATCGTGAGCAAACGCCCATCCGTCTGCATCGTAACCGTAATCCAAACTCATTTCATTTGCTTTGTCTAACACATAACGGTTAGCCATTGATAGTGATTCGTAGTTACGAACTTCGGCGTTGATGCCTTCTTTGATGTGAACTTGATACATAGTGTTTTGTTTTTGTTATTTGTTTGTGCGTTGTGGATGCGCACCCCCCATTTTGTTTTTACAGAGAAAGTAAATTTTTTAATTCGGATCTTTCTTGAACTAAGGAAGACCATTGAACAGCAGATTCAACTGAATTATTATTGCTTTCAATAATAGCAAGAATCAATTGATTCAATTCATCAATTCTTGTTTGGATTGGGTTGGGTTGGTTTTTCATAACGCAATGTTTTGTTTAATTGTTATGAGGCAAATATATGTAAATCTTTTTTAATAATCCAAATTTATTTTAATGAAAAATGAAAATATTTTTAGTTTCCCAATGTTTACGGGCCTTCCGAGATGCATTTTTTTTTGTGCATCCTATTGAAATTCATCTTAAATTAGTCAAATGAAAGGTAAAATCATCCAATCAATGAAGCCAAGAGCCAAAAAACCATTGGCTGGTGAAGCTGGTGTGCAGGTTGCAATAGTTCAATACATCAAGATGCAATACCCAAACGCACTTTATTGCGCCTCAGCAGGGGGAATGTTCACCTCAATGAAGCAGGCAATTAAGATGAAAATGACTGGATACGTGAAGGGATTTCCTGACTTGCAAATCTGCGAACCTAATGAGAAATATCACGGTTTATTTATTGAGGTCAAGACAGACAAAGGTGTTGTGAGCAAAGAGCAAAAGGAATGGATAAAGCAATTGAACAAACGTGGGTATTATGCTACTTATGTGAAAGGTAGCGAAGATGCCATTAAATTGATAGATGCATATTTCAAAAACGCAATATGATCAGCATCGCAGGTTAGCCATTAACCTATGTGGTGGCAATGTCTATGAGGCAGATGATTTGCTGCACGATACTTTGCTTTGCATCTTTGAAAACGGCAATGAGATAAGGAATAGTGAACACTATATAAACCACGCACTGAAAATCGCACACTGGTCTAATCGTTCCCATTACCATAACACTATCCGAAAGTTCAACCAGATGTCGGATGAGCCTACTGAATCACAACTCAGAGATTATGAGAGTGTCACCGTGTGGTTGGGAGATAGGATCACCAATGAGCAACTTGATATATTGATTAGTAGACTTCCTTTCTTTGAACGTGAGGTGTTCTATTTGTACGCATTAAACGACTTTTCTTACAATGATTTGAGTATTGATACTGGTATACCAAAAAAAGTCCTTTATAACGCAGTTAAATACGCAAAAAACGAAATTAAAAAAGCAATAGTGATATGAATAAGATTTTAGAAATGGCAAATATGCGAATGGCTATTTGTCGAGAGTGTCCAGTTTACAATTCAACAACCCGAACTTGTGGCACTCCACTCAATAAGCTAAACCCATTTGCACAACCAGTTACACTTGATGGTGTGACCTTTAAGCCCTGCGGGTGTTTCTTAGACCTTAAGACAAAGATGACCTTCCAAGATTGCCCAGGTGGAAGATGGCCAGTTGTGGTGGATAGCGAAAAGAAAGCGCAAGCAAAAGAACTTGTGCAATCAGTTAAGGCAACCAATGTGCTTAGCGATTCGCAGCGCAAGTTGTTAGCCGAATTCGATGAGTTAATGAAAGGTAGCAAGGGCAAGGTGAGCAGTTGTGTGCCTTGCGTTAACAAAATGATTGACGACCTGAACAATCAACTAAAAACTGAGGAGGTGCTACTTAGTGAAGAACAAACCACAACACCTAAGAAACGTGGAAGAAAATCAAGAAAATCAGCAATATGATGAGTCTGCTTCATTTTTGTTTTACGTTCTATATACTGACCGCCTTATTACTTATTGGGTTAATGACCTTGATGATCCTAAGGCGAACGCTACCTTTTTCTCTTGAGAATCTTATTGGTATGGTATTCACCGCCTTTTGTTGGCCTGTTGTGTTGGCAATGACCATAGTGGAATTGTTCAAAAGTAACGAGTAATTAACAGACAACCATTGACCTGAATTACTATCTTTGTGGTGTTCAGGAGTTACAATTATTCCCCCTTTCATTTTAACCCTGAACAGTTATAATGATTGGGGGACTTTCTTTTATGGCGGTGCGAATACGCTTGGTAAAGGAAAGAATGCGTTACAAGGGGATGATGGCACAGCGCAGCGGTAGCATTAAGGACAAAGCCGCAAGACCATCACACGAGCCGAGAATCGTGTTAAAGTAGTGTCCAGGTCAAAGGTCAACGGTGACACTTTGAAACTTGAAGGTGAGGGACTCATTCGACAGATTGAATCTTAATCATCAAAGGGGAGTGACCACTGAGGTGAAAGTCAGTAGGATATTCTCATTCCCTTTTGGTTCAGGATCTATTCTCTAGATTAAATAATATTACTTATATTTGTTATTATATATGATTATACTACCTGCTCAAATCGAATCAATTAAAAGTCGCAAAGATAGAACTACTGCCATTGTGATAGGCACTAATGAACTAACACCTACTCAGGCAGGTCAAATATTCTCTCTCCAAAATTCGTTTGTCTATTGCGCTCTAAAAGAAGAGGAATTCGCTACTAATGAAAGAGACATTCTCAATGACTTAAAAGCTGACTTTGAAATTGAAAAGAAAAGCAATGGTCAAAGGTTAAGGAATGTCCTCTATAAACTATACGAGCAGGATAAAGAAGGATTCTTGACCTTCACCAAATACTACGATCACAAGATGGAGCAATTGATTAACCATTTCAAAACTAAAATAGAACTGTGAAAAAGTGTTTCACCTGCGGATGGCGGTTACCTTTATTCTTATTCGGAAAGGATGGGATGAGATACCAGCGTGAAAGTGATAAAGGAAGGGTGAAGGTGTGCAGGGTGTGTGAATATAAGAGATGGAATCAGTTGAGAGAGGTTTGGAAATTCAATTTTATTACGAAGAAATTTGAGAAAATAACATTCGAGAGTAGGTGGGCTATATTAAAAAAAGTATTGAAATAGTAAACAATTAAACTAAACATAATGGAAAGAGACGAAAAAGGGCGTTTGAAAAAAGGCCACGGAGGATTAAAACCAAAGGGAGCGAAATCAAAATATAGTTCACAAGCACTTCAAACTAAACTTGAATCAATGTACAATTATTTCAAATCGTTTGAAACTGATAATGAATTTTATGTTTATGGACATTTTAACCCTGTAAATAATGAATGTTTTTATATTGGCAAGGGTAAAGGTAAAAGAGCGTGGGATAAAATGCCTAATGCAAGAAATGATTATTGGTACAATTATATCAAATATGTACCAAATTATGATGTGAGATTAATTGTTACTGGATTGAGTGAACAAGAATCTTTGAGCGTTGAAGAAATTTTGATTAAGTCAAGGAATCCTATTTGCAATATTAAGTTATCTTTGTAAATATCAATAGCTTACAACATTATGCCATTTGAAAAAGGAAAATCGGGTAATCCAAACGGAAAACCACAAGGTGCTAAAGGTGTAAAAACTTTGCAATGGGAGGCACTCGGAGAATCAATTACCGGTCAACAAGCTGAGCAGTTCAATGCGTTCCTTGATAAGCTATGGGCGAGCCGTAACGATGAAGATAAAATGATTGCGTCAGAACTTTACCTGAAGACTTTGGAGTACTTCAAACCTAAGCAAGCGAGGAACACCATTGTCGGAGATACCGACGCACCAGTGCAAATAATCATATCTGACAAATTGTAAGCTAAATACTGAACAAAATGAGAGCAATAATAGAATTCGACCTTGATGAACCTACAGATATTGAGGCGCATAAGCGTTTTACCAATCTTAATGGGGTGTATATTGCCCTTTGGGATTTTGACCAATTGATGAGGTCACAAATCAAGTACAACTCTGAGAACTATTCAGGTGAACAATTGGACGCATTGGATAAACTTCGGGATAAGTTCTATGAGATATTAAATGATAATCAAATAAAGATAGATGGATAACGAACAAGCAAAAGAAACAGCCAAGCACACATACACTATGTGTATATTATTTGGAATGTGGTTGAAAGAACCAGCGCAACGCAAGAGACTTTCCAAGTTGGATGCATCACAGCTATTTGATGAGTGGATTAATAAAGTATTGGAGGAGGTGAACAATGCAAAAGATTAAAGTATCACTTGACTATAATACCATAACGGTGAAACAATATGTTGACTTTCTGAATAATGAAGGCAATGATATAGGTCAAGTGTCCGCAATTATCGGACAGTCAAAAGACTTCGTGAGGCAGCTTACTCCAGAAGATATGGAGAAAGTCATTAACGGATTTAGAGAGGTCATCACCAATCCAATGGCTAATCATCAGCACAAGTGGAATGGTTACGGATTCATTCCTGACATTAACAAAATCTCATTTGGTGAATGGCTTGACCTTGATACGAACTGCAAAGACTTTCCAAAGAACCTTCCAAAGCTATTGTCTATACTATACCGACCTATCACATCCGAGATTGGAACAAAGTACAAGATTGAACAATACACTGCGGATCATTTAGCCAATGCGAAAGACTTTGAGCAAATGCCATTATCAATTGCCAATGGTGCGTTGCTTTTTTTTTCGACTATCGAAAGCGAATTGGTGACCACTTCCCTCTCGTTTTTAGAGCAGCAGATCCAGACGAACTTGACGAAGGCGATGGAGACGATGGAGGAAGCGTTGCAACAAGCGAATTAGCGGAAAGATACGGATGGTTTCACGTCATTGAGGAATTATCGGATAGGGATATCACCAAGTTTGATGCAATCACAGAGACGCAAGCGTCAACTATCTTTGCTCATCTATCATACCGGATAGATTATTACAACTTCCAAAAGCAATTACTATCTAAAAACGACCATTAAAGCTACTTAACTTATATGAGCGATTCATCACTATACACATACAACGTAGTCATTGGTAAGTTTGAGCAATTCTCAAATAGCCACGCACTTCTTCGCAGGTTCACACACGGACAAATAAGTCAAGCTGACCTTGAAAAGGAGGGTGAGTGGCCGTGGATGCACGTTACACCAACATCATTTAGCTTTGATTCAGGTGCGTTGACCTATTCCTTTGATGTCTACTTCGCAGATTTACCACGTGACAAAGAAGAAAAGACGGAGTATCAAAGGCAATCAATGAGCGAGTGTATCCAGTTGGCAGGTGACTTTGTAGCAATGCTCGAAAATGGTAGCATCTTTGATGAGTCTGTGGTGTTAGGCAAACCGATAACTGCGCAGCCATTCATTGAGGAATTCAGTCACGTGTTAACTGGTGTACAATTGTCCATTGACATCACAGTTGACTACGAGTGGAATGCGTGTGATATACCATTTATCGGAGACTGATGAAAAAACTGCAATACACCACTAATGATCCATCTGCAAGTACTGACTATTTAGCGGCTGACAATACTTGGAAGACAATACCAGGCGGTGGCGGCGGTGGAATTACTTCATTGAATTCATTAACTGGTGCAACACAAACATTTGCGACTGGTAACGCAGGTACTGACTTTGCAATATCATCAGTAGGTACATCTCACACCTTTAATTTACCAACTGCATCCGCTACAAATAGAGGTCTATTAAGTTCGACTGATTGGTCAACTTTCAATTCTAAAATTGCTGTATCAAAATCATTTTTACTTGGCAATCACAACGGTGGGACGGTGGCCAGTGGAGTAACGAGTTATGGCGGTTTTGTCAAAAATGCGTTAACCACATTAGCCCAAGCATTTCAAGTAAGGACTGTAATGCCTGAAGCCTGCACGTTACGTAATTGGTCGGTGTATGTAGGGACACAACCTGCATCTGGCAGTCTTGTTTTCACTATGCGTTTGAACTTAGTTGATACTGCATATACGTTAACCATTGCCGCAGGTAGTGTGACTGGTGTTTATCAAAATACGGCAGGCTCATTAAGCGTTGCAGCGCAAGGAATATTGGAATACAAGATAGTAAATAACGCAGCTACCAGTAGTGGGACAATTGTAGCAGTATCAGTAACGGCAGAAATATGAGGTATACAATAAAAGAAAATGAAGGTGTGACAATGATTCACGTATTGGGATACAATATCTTTTTTGGATTCGATGGCAGTGATGATTACGCACCATTCCGGAACGCACTAATTGAGAAAGGTATTGATGCCTTTGTTGACCTTTTAATTGAAGATAGTAACACAGCATTTTTAACGTTCACAGATGGCTACTAATCCAATCAATGAATTGATGAAGGAGTTTGGCCAAGAGGTTGTCGAAAGGGCAATGCTCAATCTTGGTGTTTATCGAACTGTCAACGGAAAGAAGCGCAGGGCAGTAGCAACAGATAACTTACGCAAGTCATTAGCTTATCGTTATGACAATAAGTACAAGCGCATTGATTTCTTTGCGAAAGGTAGTGCGAGTGAATATGCCTACTATGTAGAGGAAGGAAGGAAAGCGGAAAGAGACCACCAACAGATAAGATATTGGAGTGGATGAAAATCAAACGCATTCAGCCACGCAATGAGAATGGCTCATTCAAAAAGTTTGCTACACCAAAGGCGAAAGAAAATGCAATGGAGGGAATTGCCTTTAATATTAGCAGGGCAATTGGTGCAAGAGGCATCAAACCACTATTCTATTTTAGAGATGCAGTCAATGAAACAGTAGTGGATTTTAATGAGAGATTTATGCAGGCATTGAAAGGCGAAATAACAATAGCAATTGAGGAAAATTTACAAGGTAAAATAAAAATATAATGGCATACAATACAGCAGTCAGGGGATTGTCAGCGCAGGGAGTAGATGAATTTACTGGAATGTGCTACTCAAATAACGATGTCTCATTCACAATGACATCCTCAGAGTTCGCTAATAGTGGGTTCAAATATGTGGTGCGAATTGAAGATAATATCACTGGCAATGAATACAAATTTTATATTGCTCCCAATGCGGTGGGTAGTGGTGTGTTCAATGCCAAGACTATTTTCAATCAATTAGTAACGACTGGCGTAACTGTACCCAATAGTGACGATGTCATTCTTCAAATATCCGATGCATTATTGATGAGTGATAATTTGGTTAATCAATTTACAGTGAAATTATACGAGGGTTATGATGTTGGTGGGGTATTTACAGAAGATGATTCAGTGCGCATTGATTACGATTTGATGTGTGTATACGGAAAGGGCAAAAGTAACTTTTTGGTGATGGGTAGTAATGATACCAAACCAATCGCACTTAGCCAATGCTATGATAACACCATAGGCTTTAATGCTGAGACCATTGCGTCACGCATCAATATCCCTGCAACATTGCAAGAGGAGGTAATCAATTGGCAACGCATTTCAAGGTCGAATGTTACAGGTGCTAAGGATAGTGCATACAAGATACTTAGTTGGATTGCGGATGATGGAACATTCATAAATGAAAATTATCCGTATACCACAATCGCCAATTTTAGATATGTACTATATGACAACGCATATAGCGAAATCATAACCTTTGATATTCCGATGGAATTCATTGAGGGTGGATTGATTCACATTCCTGCAGGTCTCAAGAATTTAGTGGATGGTTCATTCATAACGCAAGCACAAGCTGATGACACATCCTTTTGGACTATTGTCGGAATTGATGCAGCAGAAGATGAGGTCACTGCAAAGTACGGATTTTATATTGATGAGGACTGCAAACACAATCCAGTGCATTTGTATTGGCTTAATCAATTGGGTGGATGGGATAGCTACTCTTTCATCAAGAAAAATGAAAGGTCTATTGATGTCGAAAAGAAACGATACAAGACTTATTTGGGCAACTATAATACGGCGGATGTTGATACTCCATTTGATACTAAAAATTATTCAAGGTCACTCAATGAGCGTGAACCCATCACAAAGACATTCATTAACTTAACAAGCGATTGGGTAACGGAATCGGAGTACAAATGGATGAGAGATTTGTTCTACTCAAAATCAGTGTGGATGGTGGATGATAACGTGGATGGGTATAACATCTTACCAGTAGTGGTTGAAGATACCAACTACTTGATGCGTCGTGAAAGGAATAGTCGCAAATATAACCAATCTTTGAGACTTCAATTGGCGAACGAATACGACACCATTAACATCACATCTTATGAATATCCACTACCTGACCCTGACCCTTGCACAATTGTTGACTCAGTGGCGGTTGTTGCAGCAAATGGTATTACAAATGTTTCACCAGTTGCAAACGAATATCCAGTTGTCTTCCAAGCTACAAATTGGGGTATCAATGGAGGCACAAAATATATGCCTAAGATTTGGAACGTTAACGGACTTCCATCCGATCCGAATGGATTGGTAACAGGTCAAACATACAGAGTTGAAATTACTTTAAGTGTTGCAATGAGTGGATCATTCTACTTTTCATTCGGTAGGTTATCCCCTCAGCCATCTTATAACGGATGGGATTGGACTTTAGACGGTAGCTTAACCACAACTCAAGTAAATAATTTAGTGTGGAATCCGTATAATCTAAGCGGTGGCACGGGTATCTATGGCATCATTAGTAAGGCAGGATTGACCTTCCCAGGTTACAACGGAACAATAACTATAAACATTTATTCAGGTAGCGGTTGCTAAACTATGGAAACAGCACTAATTTTATATACGCAAGGTGACAATACACCTTACTTAGTTGACCTTTATGAGAATGAGAACATCTCTTTGAACTACTCATTTAATGACATCAAAGACCTCACACCACGCGGCAACTATTCACGCACATTTCGCATTCCATTTACTGAGACCAATGCGAAGATTTTTGGATTTGTTCAAGAAAATACATTTCAATTCAGTGGGTTTAATCCAAAGCGCAAAATCAACGCATCCATCACAGTGGATACGATTCCAATTATTGAAGGTTATGTTCAATTTAAGGCGGCATATACAAGTAATGGTGAGGTGTCCGATTTGGAGATTGTATTTTTTGGGAACGTAGTAGACTTTTTCAAAACAATTGGGGATGCAGACTTCAAAAATTACATTGGTGCTGAATTGCAAACGCAATACAATGATGATTTTTACTATGCAAGCGTAGCAACTTACAACGCTACAAATGATATAAATTTTACGTTAGTAGATAGGGGGCAAAATTGGGTAGGTGAAATTGATGAGGCAGGCACACGTTCAATTTATTCAACAGATACATCAATTGCCGCATCAGTTGGTGAACTTACACCAATGGTTTCAGCACGTTATATCTTTGACAAGATTTTTGCGTTAAGTGGTTTTCAATTCAATGATACCGATAGTGCTACACTTGTTGAACAATTGGATACAATGTGGGTGCCGTGGTCGGGTGAAGCTGGTTATGTGCAAAGTATAGGCAATCCCGAACAAGCAAAGTTTAAGTTGGCAGCAGGGATAGATGGACAAACGGTTACGGGTACGGATTTCAATGCAATAACTTTGAGCGATGGCTTAACCATTTACATTTGTGATTTGCCTGCAATGACTGAGGTGTACGATTTCGGCAATAATGTAACAAGCAACATTTATACTGCTCCATTCAGTGGTAGGTATCAAATCTATGGGAATATTTGTTGCGAAATTGACAGTGATATTCCCGATACTTTGAGGGTGGGTATCATAACCAATGACGGAACAAATGAACTTTTGCAAGCATATAGAAGGCCGATACCTTTTTACAACCCGGCTAATGCTAACAACTATTTGAACACTCCTTTACAAGCGAATGCATACACAAGTTGGACTCCAAACTATGGTGCTGACAATTATTTAATTCAAGGAACAACTGCAAGATTGGTGCTATATTCAGGAAGTGCAATAACAGGATACACCGGTACAATAACTTTTAGAGATATAGATGCAAGCAAACAAAATGTTTTTACTACAAATGCCATAACTAAGCCATTTTGGGGCAATCCAATAGACTGGTCAGCTAATGCACCAATAATGAAGTGCAATGAGTTCATCTCATCCATTTTCAAGATGTTCAATTTGGTAGTTATTGCTGACGATATTAACCCAAGATTGTTGTCATTTATACCCATTCAGGAATATTTAGCGCAGGGAAATACCAAAGATTGGTCAAATAAAATAGACCTTTCCAAAGACATCACACTCACATCAACTGCTGACTACCAATCACAGCAAAATCTTTGGACTTACAAACAATCAACTGACTACATCAATAGTTTATACAACTCACAAGGCGACCGTGTTTATGGTAGGTTGTTATTGATTGATCCAGAAAACGACTTTGCAACCAAAGAACAAAAGACTGAATTGATGTTTAGTCCTACACCTTTGGCACTAATCAAAGGAACGGATTATCCTATACCTAAATTTATCAATAATACTGGTCAATATGTCAATGCAGGTGTTAAAGTGTTGTATAAGAGTAATACTCAAATGGTTGTTAATGTTATTGACGACACGCTGAACTCAACAGATGCAACAACACTAACAATTTTTAGCCATTACACAACTGCTATTCCAACCATTGCTGATGAAGATTTGAACTTTGGTCAAGAAATTCCATTGCACCCAATTGGTTCAACTCCTTGGCAAACATTATACGCACGTTATTGGAATGATTATATAGCTGACATTTACGCACCTGACGCACGTATTATCGAAGCGTTTTTTGCTTTGGATTTTGCCGACATTTATCAGTTCAAATTCAATGATAAAATCTTTATTAAAGATTCATACTGGCGCATTCTTGAAATTAGCGACTATGTAGTAGGGATGCAAGATACCGTTAAAGTGAAACTCATTAAAGTAGTGAGTGCAACTCCCGACTGTTTGCTTCATCCAGGTGCTACAATCAATGTAGACGGTAGCGTTCCTTTCTTAGATAGCAATGATGATGCTGCAGCAGCAACCGAAGCGTGTTGTAATAAGTACGGATACTTTTGGGTGAATGATGATTGCTATGCTATCCTGCGAGATGGTAGAGGTTCAGGAGGAAAACAACCTTCTGTTTTAGATGATTATAGTAAACCTACATCGGATGTAAATAATACAAAAAATGGATTGATACAAGCCGACAATTCAATTGTAAAAGCTGGAAATGATAGTTCTATTGTAATCAGTGATACCAGTTATTTGGGATTAGAAAACAATGGCTCTTTTGTGAGTGGTGATAGGAATTACATCAATGATAATTTGGGAAGTGTTACCGTTGTTGGTGATGCGGCAAAGACAATAAATAGAGAGGTGACCATTGGTAGCGGTGGAACGTATGCTGGTGAATACCAAAGTGGTATGATTCAACTTTTGGGTAGTGGCGATGTCACCAATGATACCACACCAATAACAT